CCTCGAACTAAACCCCTATTTAGGGGAGGTGTTAGCTCGCACCAATCTCACCGCACCCTTGCTGCTGGATTAACTGTACCAGTAGTATTTGTATATAGCAGTTACTTCACGTTTTAATGTTACAATAAATGAACAAAATGAAAAGACTAAGCGAGAGATTTTGTCTTTTGCAGATCAGAACGCCGGTTTTGATTATCATGTTGGCTCGGAGTTAGATACTACCTATGGAGCCGCTGATGCAGGCGATGATACTCTGCAGAATTTCTTCTCGCGTCCCATCAAGATTCAATCTTATTCATGGGGTACAGGTACGAATTTATTCGAAACCTTTAACCCATGGCAGGATTTTTGGGAGAACGATCGTGTGATTAATCGTATCACCAACTATAACTTGTTACGCTGTAAATTGTGTGTCAAGTTTATTCTAAATGGTAACGGTTTTCACTACGGTCGTGCCATTGCGTCGTATATTCCTTTACATACTGACGATGGCTTTACCAAGGATCGAGCATTTTTCCAAGAAGATGTGGTTGAAGCAAGTCAACGACCGCATGTTTATTTGGATCCTACCCATTCACAAGGAGGTACTCTGTGCCTTCCTTTTGTGTGGCAGTATAATGCTATGGATATTCCTGACCAAGATTGGAGAGAGATGGGAGATATTATCATCCATGGTATGCAAAACTTAAAGCATGCTAATGGAGCCACGGATTCCGTAACGGTTTCCGTGTTCGCGTGGGCAGAAGATGTTGTTATGTCCACGCCAACTGCCAATGAACCAGGTGCATTGTCGCCGCAAGCTGGTGAATATACTCCACAGGCTGATGAATACGGAGAAGGTATGGTCAGTCGTCCTGCGAGTTATATCGCTAGAGCTGCGGGGGCATTAGCAAATGCTCCTATCATTGGTGCTTATGCCAAAGCTACTGAGATTGGAGCCAGTGCTATTGCGTCTATTGCAAAAGCATTTGGCTATTCTCGTCCTACATATGTTGGGGAGATCATTCCCTACAAACCCACATTGGTTGGCAATCTAGCCAATACTAATGCACCCGACACATCTAACAAGCTCACTTTAGATATGAAGCAAGAGCTTACCGTTGATAGTCGTACTATGGGTTTGGATGGTACTGACGAGATGTCCTTTAAATCTATTGCCATGAGAGAAAGTTATTTGACTAATTTCTCATGGGAGGTGGCTGATACAACTGAGACATTGCTATGGAATTGCGAAGTCAATCCACGTGTATGGAGTGAACTCACTGTAGGTTCTAACCTAGAGTATCACATGCCTGCATGTTGTTTTGCGGCTTTGCCTTTCAGATATTGGAGAGGATCCATGAAATATCGGTTTCAGATAGTAGCTTCTGCCTTTCATAAAGGGAGAATTAAGGTCACTTATGACCCAAGTTATCCCTTGACAAATGAATATAATACCAACTATACTCGCATTATAGATCTTGCTGAAGAGCGAGATTTTACTGTTGAGGTTGGTTGGGGGCAGCAACAACCCTATTTGCAATCTAGACCGATGTTGAATGGTTCTGGAGAGATTTTCTCTGCCACAGCTATTGGAGCAGATCCTGACGTCTTTGCGAATGGTATTTTGTCTGTTTATGTTGTTAATGAACTGACAGTGCCTAACTCTACTGCAAACAATGATATTGAAATAAATGTCTTTGTTAGTGCAGGAGAGGACATAGAATTCGCAGCACCTGACGAAAGGGGATTCCGCGATTTATCGTGGTTTGCTCCACAAGCTGGAGAGTATACTCCACAATCTGGTGAGGTTCCAGACTCAAGCAATACCCAAGAGGAGAGTGCACCTATGAAGTTAGAACCTGATGAAAATATGGCGGCACCGGAGTTAGATTTAGCTGATCATACTAATGATATTTATTTCGCTGATCCAGTTACTTCGATTCGCCAATTACTCAAAAGGTATTGTTTCTCCCAAGCATTATATGCAAATGTCGAGACTGGTTATCGTCTAGTTTCGTACACTCGTAACA